TAGGCTTGTTCACAATCTTCAGACGTAAATAAGAACGAACTGTCTCATTCATGTAGAAGACCTTGCGACCAATGACGTTGGGCGGGATTCTGTCCAAAGCCAAAGACATATACTTCAACAAGTCAGCTGATGTATCAGAAGCAGCACCAGTGGTCAAAATATTGGTCATATCAATATTCGCAATACGCACGACTGAGCGGTAATCACGAATAGCAAGACCAGCTTTCCACTGATACCAAGAACACATCATCTGCATGAAAGCACCGGTCGTATTAGGATCTGGAACCATTTGTTCCCCTAAGTCCTTGAACTGGAAACCAGCTTTAGAACCTTTAGGAACGATCCCGTAAATATTATCCGGACTCCACACAACAAGCCAGATTGAGCTGTTGACGCTATTAGTACCACCAGCCGAAATAACCTGCTTGGCTGTAGTATTGGTTCCAGTGCTGGAATAATAACGAGCAGCTAAACCAGTAAACTGATTAGGTGATACGGTTACGTCACCATAAATCAGGGTAGAGGCCAATTGATCGCCGAAGCCCTGGATGATACCCTTATCTTCTGACAAACGATAAGCGGCAGTGTTGCCATTTGCCATAGCCACATCAATGTCAATGTGGTTACGGGCTTCCATGATGGCACAAGTTTCGACAATTTGACCGGTTGTCGATTTGACCGGTGTGATACCAGCGTTCAGATAACGGAAGGAAATAGTCGGCTTGGAAGTACGAACGGTGATCTGTTCACCACTATCCAAGTTACCTTGTTTCCAACCAATATCATCAAGAATTTCGTGATATTGCGTGATAATTTCCGCGATATCAGCGACAGACCCATCAGGATCAACCCTGCGGGACATATCGAGATATGTCGGGAAATATGTCGTATTAAGACCCATATACTTCTCCTTGTGGCTTTGCCACTATTTTTAACTAGGGATTGTTCGGGAACAACCGTTTGGCTTTCGCCTCATCGGATGTGTCCTTTTCCCCAGGAGCAGGATTGCCTTTGGGGAAAGTATCTTCACCAAGCAATTTCCCCGCTTTTATCATAAATTCAACGATTAACTTATTGTTTCCTATGCCGGTTCCCGTTGTTCCTGGCTTATCATTCATAAGTTCACGCAGAGCTTTAGGGTCTGACGAAAACTTATTTATGGCTTTAGCGGCATATGCCATTTCTGCGGCTAATTTAACGCCGTAGATTTCCTTCGTTTCATCACCCCAAGCCTTGACGTTGTCTTTCCATGCCTTGATAGCCTCGGTTTGCTGTGCTTCAACATATTGTTTCTGTTGAGCTTGCAAATGAGGGGCATAAACGTCAATGATTTTTTGGAAGGCTTCTTGGGTTACTCCATAGGTCTTTAATACAGGAGATAACTTATCGTTTAAGAAGGCTTCATCAACCTTCATGCCTTCCGGGGCTTTAAGGGTGTACTTATCAGGAACTAACTTTGCCTTCGCAGCGGTTTCCGCTTCCAACTTCTCACGTTCGGCCTTCTGTTCAGGAGTTTCGTTCTTGAGTGCTTCTGCTTTGGCATCAGCATCGGCTTTCGCTTTTGCAGTTGCTTCGGCTGCCAATTTGGCAATTTCGTCTGCCGATTTAGGTTCTTCGCCTAAAAGCGTTCCATCTGCTTCTGGTGCTGGTGTTTCTTTGACTGCTGGCGCAGGTGTCTCCACCTTTGCGGGCGTCTCTAAAACTGGTGTTTCTACGATAGGCGTTTCGGGGGCGGGAGCGTCAATGACTGTCCCTGCTGCCGGAGCCTTATCAAAAGGGTTTCCCATAAAATTAATTCCTTTCTAATTCCTGTTCAGCTTCTTTATTTAACTTATCTTCAAATACAACGTCACTCTGATGCTGACGAATCATCTCGCTATAAGCCATTGGGGCAGCCCGTTCAATTTCTGAAATCAACCACAATCCAATCTGCTGCCGGCCAATATTCACATGAGTCGCATAAGGATCGCCAGCAAAATGAGGGGTACGAGAAGCCCCACATTGCTCTAAAAGTTTATAAAATAACCTTTTGCCTGCTGGTAAAGCCAAAACTTCTTTCGTGTCTTTATCTTCACGGTATTGCTTAATCCTAAGTAGCTTTTCTTTTTTCTTGGCTACTTCTGCACCGTCAAGTCTCGTCAAATCTTTTATTTCTTCTTTTTCAGGCATTATTTACCCGCCCCAACCGGCTGTTGCGCCCCTGTCATAGCTCCGTGGAGTGTGCCAGCGCCGGTTGGTATAGTTCCAATCTTATTGGCGGCATTCGCCGCTTGCTCAGCTTGCATCATTTGCTGCTGTTGCTGTTGAGCTTTTGCGCGTTGTGCTCGGATTTGATCTATAACAGCTTGGTCTTTGTTCATTTTTGCAGGGGTTCCCTCGGCCTCGCATACTTCCCGTAAAGTCTGATCCCAGTCAATCCCATCCGCAATAGAAGTATCCTGTCCGCCTAATGCCTGAACAACGGTCTGAATAAATCCAACTACACGACTAATCTGCTGAACCCCAAGTTGCTTTTGCGCTTGCGCCAAGATAGACGTATACTCAACCTTTATAGGTAAGCCCGCAATTTGTTGCGGGGGAGGAGGGAATAGCTTGTTATCCAAACCTATGTTAAACAAAAGACTCACAAGCGGATCAAGCAATTCAGTTTGCAGACGATATAGTATCGGCCCCATCATCATAATTTTCTCTTGCTGACGTTCCGCGACTTCTTGAGCAGTCATATTGTTCTTGTCGAAATTCATCAACATCAAGAACAAATTAACGAAGAAGCACTTGTCAATCTTGTCGTGTAAATCATTACACATCTCAAGAAAGCTCTCCAAATTAGCCTGAATTTGATATGCAGGGCGGACGCCTGCGTTTGGTACGGCGTTACTGTTAGTACGAGTGACCCCACCAGGTATAGTGCTAACGTGTCCGTCCACGCTACCGTCCGCTTGCATAGGTGGATTATGTGTCTTTTCTTGGGTCAAATATTTGTCTTGAGTAGTTTTTTGTAACCCACGGGTATGTCCTATAGCGTAATGACCGCAACCATAACCATAAACCTGATCTGTGACAACTGTTTCCCATCGCGGGCAAATAACAGGAAACCTTTTAAACCCTCTCATACCTAAAAATGTATTTGTTCCATCCGCCATATCCCAATAAGCAGACCGAAACGGCATATTTTTAAAGTCAGGCATATCAAGCATAGCCACATCATTCGGCTCAATCATGTGCCTAACTTTCCAAAGTACATCCAACTGGTTCCAATCCCACTGTTGCCGGACTGATGCGGAGCAATTCTCATACCCAAATTCTTCAACCATTTGCTGTACTGTCATCCAAAACTCACGGCAGAAGGTATTTACTCTACCTTTATTATCGCAAGCGATGTAGTATTCCCCCGCCGTAAAAGAAGTTCCTCTGACCACATCTTCAAAATCTTCTAACACAATAAAACAACCTGTTCCAAAGACACCTAACTCTTCATAGCAATTATTCAGGCAAAAATAGAGATTTGACTTATCAAGCATGGCATACAAGGTTTCCTGACATGAATCAAGCCATCCCCGTATTTCAGCGTGTCCTTGCATATTCTCAATGCCATCAATGGTCAATCGAAGCCACGGCATTGATTGTGAGGTCATGCCGGAACTCATCCCACTTGAAAGTGTCTTGGATGCCTGAGTTGCGTGATCATCAAGGATAATTCTATAATCAGGTAAAATAGCACGTTGAGAAGGGGATGTATCATATACGCCACGAAGAGGATTTATCCATCTGGACATTTCCTGCATGGCTGGCCGGTAGAGAAGGTGTGTTTGTTTAACAAGAGTGAATCTTTTATCAAACTCTTTTTTCTTGGTTGCCCGACTCCAAGCCGAAGTATTTGGCGGAGGGGTACGCTGAATCGGAGCGGGATTCATGGTTGTAAAACGCTGTGTTTCGTCTTTCATAGATTCCTTTTTAGCCACAAAAAGAAAGGACTTCCACCGCTGTGCACAGTGAAAGTCCTTCTAAATGTGGTGATACCACTAAGCGTGGATCAGACGCTTGAGCTTACTGACTACCAAGAAAATTTATGTACAAGTAGAACAAGTAACTCCGCTAATACTTGTAGTACATTTGCCTAACTGTCCAGCAGATTTCCAACACGCAATAGTTGTAGCTGTTATTGCGGTTGATGCTGATGTTGCAACTGTTCCTGTTACATCAGGAATAGTCACTGTATTAGCCCCATTCTTAGCGGCTAATCCAACAGTTAATGTAACGCCTGCTCCGTTGTTCTCAAATTGAACCGTCTTTGCATACAAAGACTGAAAACTCTGTGTAAAACCATTACTTACCAAAATAGTTATTGCAAAGACACAAACAAACAATAAAACCAAAAATAATTTATTTTTCATAGTCCCCTCATTTTCCTAAAGCTGTTACACCGCCTGGAGTTGCCATCGGTGTTAAATTAGCCCCTGAACCAGTCATACCTGTCCCTGCGGATCCTGCTGCAACTGTACTACTAAGACCGTACTGCAAGCGTTTCAAAGTAGCCGCCCTATCTGTCTGTGTAGCTACTGGATTCTGATTCAAAGGCGTTGGTGAAGGAGTTGGCGCAGGTGGTTGCTCTACTTGCGGCGTTCCACCACCTCCAAAGCCGCCATTTTTCAAGAAAAATAACCAATTAATTTTGTGCATAATTTTTCCTCAATTCATCACAAAATACCTACTACCATCAACAAAAAATTTCACAAAAGGAATTGAAACATAAATAAAAACTACAGAATGGGTTATGTTAAGTGTGGGTTGCATTAGTTTAGATATATAATGTTTTACGATAAACGTCAAGAAATAATTAAATAATCTTTGACCCAGCCGTATTGCCCACCAACACATCATATTTACTATCAGGATTACTACCCGCCTCTTCCTGACGGGGTTCCTTCATCTTAGGGAATACAGCGCCTAAGTTGTCATCGAGGATTCTTGATGAGCAATCTAAAATATCATCATGTGAACTAACAGGAAAATCAATATACTCCTTTGCTATGAACTCTTGAATAAGATCAACCATCTGTTTAGCTTTTGTAATATACGGCAAACGCCTCGGTAAAAAGAAATGACGACCCTCGAAGATCGGGACAAGACGACGTATACGATCGGGCTTCGGCATATGACCAGCGAGAGGTTCAATTTGAAAACGGAAACCTTTTTCCTCTTGGACATATTTAATGTGGGCGATGTCAGAGTCTTTTCCATATTCTTCGTATCCTATCTTTTTAGGATTCCACTTCATTATCAAATCAAATAAAACATTTGTACGTTCAGTCAAATTAAGCCGATCACGCACCATGTCAACCAAATAATAATTCTTATCCGGGGCTGTGGCGATTACAACGAACACGGTATAGTCAGACGTTTTCTTTTTCTTGTCCCCGGCAGGATCACAGATGATGTAGTAATTCCAATTCTTGTTGTTTTTAAGGGAATCGTAGTATTCAAGCCAGTTTGTATCGAAACCTTGGGCTTTATCGGCAGCCGGATTTTGAAGCATCTGGGTAGCGTAGACGTAAATGCCCATGCTTTTACGCTTCTCTAATAATGTCTCAGATGTCATCAACACAGGATTACCAGAGACTTCAATATCGTTCTTGCCTAAGTCGGTTGGGTAAATCTCCCTAACCTTAACCGATCCAGTGTCTATAATTTGAGCGTAAGTATCATTCTGATGATATCGAGTTCCCCAATATCTTTTCCGGCACGGCTTACCAGCTTGTTCGCTTCCAAGGTTCAAGCTAACCCGCCATGCGTTTGTAGTTTTTTCAATCATTTCAGGTGAAGTTACACTGCCAAGCGAAACTATATCATCATAATTCAGGATGGCAAAATGCTTGGACGTAGGCATACCGTCAACAAGTCCCCAGGCTTCAAGGGAGCAGGTTGGGGCTGATGATTTCCTTTTAACGATAAGGCCGTCGTCGAGTGACCACTTCTTACTCTCCTTCTGCGGATCATCGTAGAGGACATCTTTGAAGAGACTTTTGATAAAGGTATTTGTTTCGAGTTCTGTCTTGATTGCGAAGAGGAACGCTTTGGCGATTGGACGGGTGTGGGAGAAGATTCCAATGGTGACTTCTGGATCACGCAG